AGCAGGCCAATAGCTTGCTCCAGCTCATCGACATCGCCATCAAAGCCGGTGGCTACCAGAACGCCAAGGTCGGCGTTCCTTTGGCCGACATCATCCTCACCGCTGCCCAAGCCAAGCCTGAGTAAAACAATGGACGCGACCAACCACGCAGGAACCAACGGCCCTCTCGTTTCACTTGCAGCCGCTGCCGGTGCTACCGCGGCATCGTTCATCCCGGTGCTGACCGATTGGGTCCGACTGGCTACTGCGTTGGTTGGTTTCGTCTGCGCTCTCTACGGCGCCTACAAGCTCTTCAGAAAATGAAAAACACCAAGACGACTCTCGCCGGTATCGGCGCCATCCTCGTTGCCATTGGCGGTGCGTTGAAGGCCATCTTCGACGGTGATCCCAGCACCAACATCGACCTAGCCTCGACCATTGCCGCTGTGACTGCCGGTTTCGGCCTGATCATGGCCAAGGACGCCACCGAGAAGCTGGAGATTAAGAAGCCCGAGTGAACTTCGTTGAACAGATCGTTGCTGCCATTCTCAAATGGCTGACAGGTCTGGCCAACACACCACCCGACATCGCCGAAGGCAATGCTCCAAAGGATCTCAAAGACAATCTGCACCGTCGGATTGCTGATCTGCCTGGGCTGCCAGAGCAAGGTGGTGATCGTAAAGAACGGTGATCCCGTGATGCTGGCCGAAGCCACGCAGGCCAAGGCCTACGCATTCGATAAGAACGGCAAGATGACTGGCCCGTTCAACATCATCATCCCCGCGGGCTGGTACGCTTTGCCCAAGCAATAGCTACTTCCTGATACGACGGTACCCCTGACGCCAGAGGATGAGTCCTAGCCATTGACCATGGCGATCGACTTCATCCTCTGTCCATTCAGGGTGCATGTGATGTAGCAACTCATGCACCAACACCTCGATCCGCTCCTTCTCCTTCAAGCGCGGATCAATCTCGATGAGACCATCACCAACCCATGCCAACCCCATGGCATTGTGACGCATCAGTTTCCTTTCAGTGATTCGGATTCTAGGTGTTGCCATAACGCTTGCACGATGATCTACAAAATGCTTGCAATTCTGCGTGACCGTTGTTCCAGCAAGAAAGCGGGTAATGGCTATCGGTTGCACTCACGGCAATCGGGCCAATCAGAATGCGCTCGCTGCCGCGCTTCTTTTCCGTGATCAGTTTCGTCCCGATGAGGTCATTCACTTGGGGGACGCCTATGACCTTGCTTCGCTTCGAGCAGGCGCTCTGACCAACGATAACGACTCCGATGCCGCAGACGATTACCTTGATGATATCGATCAGGGGAGGCGGTTTCTGGGGGATCTTCGGCCCACGGTGTTTATTGTTGGCAATCATGATGAGCGGGCCAAAAGGCTGATTCACCATCACAACACCGTCGTCCGCGGATTCGCGGAGGCGATCTGGCAGAGGATGATAGAGCCGATCGAAAGGCATGCTCGGGTATTCATCAAGACCCATGATGTGTTGCCAAGGTCGTGGTTCAGTCTTGGAGGTTACAAATGGGGACATGGGCTTCTCTACGGCGAAAACTTCCTTCGTGATACCGCCGAGACATGGGGCAACACTGTTGTGGCCCACGCTCATCGCGCCGGCATGGCCACGGGGCGTCGCAGCGATAACCCCGTGTGCTTGTCACCAGGAACACTCGCTGACGTTCCCTGCATGGATTACGCGCTGCGTAGACGCGGTACGCTGGCGTGGTCGCACGGCATCGTCTTCGGCGAGTACACTGAAGATAGCGCCCAGCTCTACGTTCATCAGTGGAAACAAGGAGAGACCGAATGGAATCTACCGACCTTCTGAGGCACATTCGCAAGGAGCTTCAGCGCAAAATCGAGATCCCGACACCGGAGTGGAAAACCAGCCGGCAATGGGCAATCGAATGGGGCTTGAAACAGTCTCAGGCCAATAGGATTCTCAATCTTGCCGTCGAAGATGGAATCATGGAGGTCAAAACCTTCCGTGTTCCGTGCCCGACACGCACTTCCTACCCAACTCCGCACTACCGCCAAAAGCCCAACCCAAAGCCTGAAACCGCGTGACAATTCGCAAGTCTTGGCTCGCACTACCTCCAAGAGAATAGTATGGGAACCCCACTCACAGGCAGTACCGTCGCCAGCACTTACACTGGCCTGCTGAAGACGACCGATAACGCCACGCTGACAGGCACTCTCAGGTCACTCAGCGACGGCAGCGGAAACGATTCCGCGCTCCAAGTCTCCACCACCGCGGTCAACTCCAACGGCGATTTCAGCGTCGCCACGAGCAAGTTCACGGTCGCTTCGGCCAGCGGCAACACGGCTGTGGCCGGCTCTCTCGCGGTCACCGGAGCCACATCCCTCAGCTCGCTCACGACCAGCGGCAATGCCACGATCGGTGGAACGCTCGGGATCACCGGTGGCCTCACGATCCCCGGAACCCTGTCCGTCACCGGCGCTTCCACGCTCACCGGAGCGGTGGGAATGGGCAGCACACTCAACGTCACTGGAGCCTCCACATTGGCCAGCCTTGGTGTCACCGGCGCTGCTACCATCGGAACCACGCTGGGTGTCACCGGACTCTCGACGCTCGCCATCCTCGCGGTCACCGGTGCATCCACGCTCGATAGCCTTGCGGTTACCAATGCGGCCACGATCGGTACCACGCTCGGTGTGACCGGATTGTCTACCCTGGCGATACTGTCGGTGACGGGGGCTGCTACCGTGGGATCTACGCTCGGTGTCACCGGTAACACTACGCTCACCGGAGACCTCGCGGCCAATGGCAACACCACACTGGGCAATGCCGGCACCGACACGCTGACGCTCAATTCAGACAACATCACCGCTCCGAATCTTTCGACCGTCACGGTTGATCTGGCCAACGATAAGGTGCTGATCACCGATGCGAACGATTCCAGCAAGGTGAAGCTCGTGACCGTTGGGTCGATCGGGATCAATTCATCCAACGCCCCACAGTGCGTTCAACAGGTTGCTGATGATCGATACAACTACACTGGATCGCTCACTGGTCCGGGAACTGAGATCACCTCTGTAACAAGATCCATCACACCTCGGTCCACTTCTTCCAAGATTCTGGTCAGCATTGTCCTGAATTACTCTGCACTGGTTAACGCCTCTCAATTCATATTGTTCCGTGTAACCAGAAACGGAACCGAGATCGGCACTTCGATTGGCACAGGCCAGAAAGGTATTGCTTCAGGAAGCTACGAAGACGGTGAGGTCAATGCGATCAACAACACGAAGATCGAGTTCCTTGATTCTCCGTCATCGTCCACTTCAACAACGTACAAGGTTCACATCTTCACTCCGCTGTCGGTCACGAACCTGTACCTCAACTACGCGATAAACGGTGGATCCAGTTTCACAACGATCTCCACGATGACGCTCCAAGAGTTCTTCGCATGAAACCCTCCGAAGTAGCCCAAGCGGCCTGCGACAAGCTCTCGTTCACGGACTCGGCCACGCTCGCGTTGGCCAAGAAGTTCTGCATCCGTCGCTACTCGATGATCTGGGACTCGTGCCTCTGGAACGATACCCTCGGAGTCGTCTCCACCCCGGTCACCAACGGCCAAGAACTCGTCACCATCTCGCAGTACGTCACCGCGATGTACGCCTCCGGGACCGGTTACAACATGTTCCTCGACTTCCCGGTCGCCTCACGCTTCACAGTCTCCGGTGATACCGATGGCATCGAAGTCCCTGCCGCAGAATGGGTCTCGTTCTTTCAGCTCGATCCCAACACCTGGAACAACGTCGATAGCCGCAAGTCCACCCCCGGCAACTTCGTCAACTGGACCCGCGTCCTCGGAGTCTCCTACGGCCAAGCCGGTGTTCCTCAGATCAAGCTCATCCCGACGCCGAACACCGACGGCACCCTGTTCATCTTGGGCAAGAAGCAGTCCCAGATGCGGCAGTTCGGCGAAGCCCAGACCATCTCGAACGACACCAACTTCGAGCTGCGCGGCGTCGAGAACGCACTGATGGCCTACACCGAAGGCGATCTCCTCGAATACTCCCGGCAGTACGGCAAGGCGCAGGCCAAGTTCCAAGAGGGCGCTGCTCAAGTGAGCATCATGAAGGACATGGAGCGTGGCCAGCAGCAGCAGATCAGCCGCATCATCCCGGATAGCCTCTACGACTACACGTTCCAGGACATCCTCTAATGCCTTTCCAATCCTCAGACGCGCTCGATGACCAGATGCTTCTGGATGGAAGCAACGGCTTCTCCACAGGGGTCATCTCTGCCACTCGTCCCGATGCCATTCCTGCCACGAGCATGGAAGAGGCCATCAACATGGACTATGACGACTTCGGCAACCTCGTCACGCGCCTTGGGACCATCTCGCTGACCGGCAACAGCGAATCGCGCAACTGGGAAGACATCATCACCAACTGGGAGTCCACCACTTCCAACTTCGCCAGTAACCTGCCCACCAACTCGCAGGTCTTCTCTGGCTTCTATTTCGACACCGCCGCGTCCGAGCGCCTCGTCATCGCCGTTCTCAATCGGAACACCGGTGCCAAGAGCCTCTACTACGGTTCTCCCGGAGTCTCGTACAACGCGATCGCAAGCTCGACGATCAACGACGCGTCTCGCTTCGTCTACTTCGCCCAGCTCAACGACAAGCTGTTCTACGCGGACGGTTATACCGCGCTGCGTTACGTCACGAGCACGAACACCAACTCCGCGATCACAGCCGGCAAGATCAGCCGCATCGATGTGATCAGGCAGGGTTCAAGTCACAACTCGATTCCCACGATCACCATATCGGCTCCGCCTAGCGGTGTAACCGCTACGGCCACCGCCATTGTGGCCAATGATGGCAACCTAGTTGCGATTACCATCACGAACCCCGGCAGCGGTTACACAACGGCTCCTACGGTTTCCATCTCGCCGGCAAACCAGTCCCACGCGGTCGCCTTCGTCTCGCTCGCCGCCCCCGCCAAGCCGCTCTATCTCACGACGCACACAAACCGCCTGTGGGCCGTGTCCGCGGATACTACCATCCAGCCCGACACCCTCTACTTCTCGGACATCCTCGATGGCGAATCGTGGGATCCGCTTGGTTCCATCCGTGTCGGTGGCGATGGCGATCCGATCCGCGGGCTCTACTCGTGGTTTGGATACAAGCTCCTCGTCTTCAAGGAACGCTCTATCTGGAGCGTGGATGCCGATCCTACGCAGGATCCCGCTGATTGGGTCATCACACTCGTCTCGGGCAACATCGGCTGTTCCTCGCACCGCTCGATCACCGCGGTCGGTGCCGATGTATTCTTCCTGTCCCGCGACGGCATCCGCTCGATGGCCCAGATCCAAGCGGGTACCCAGACCAGCGTCGGACTCGCGCTCTCCAGCCCGATCAACGACCTGATCAGCCGCATCGACAAGACCAAGCTGGAATACTGCGACGGCGTGTTCTGGAACAACCGCTACTTGCTGGCCGTTCCGTTCGTCACCGCTGGCCCGTTCTCCATCGGATTGGAAAACGAGCAAGGGCTGCTGCTCGAATCCGGTGCCACGATCGAACTCGAAGGAACCTTCAACCAGAACAACGCGGTCATCGTCTACCACTCACTGGCCCGCTCGTGGCTCGGTTACTGGGACAACTGGCAGGTCAACGACTTCATCCCAACCGCCTTCTCGAACTTCGGCCCCGTGCTCATGTTCGCCGGCGACATCATCTCGCTCAGTGAAGGTGCGGGCCAAGTCTGGTCGTTCAACGACTACCTGCCCAACACTCGCCTGAGCCCCGTGCAGCAGTCTGCTTACCTCGACGGCGGTAGCACCTACCAATCCACGGTCATCACCAAGGCGTACAATCTCGGTGAACCGATTCCGGACAAGATCGGCTACAGCATCCAGATCGCGCTCGATAACCCGTACGCCACGAGCATCGGTACCTCCCTCTCATACGCCACGAACATGAGCGGGACGTTCACCTCGATCGATCCTGCGATCAGCATCCCGAGCACCCAGAAGTTCCTGGCGGCTTACAACCTCATCAGCCGAGGGCGTTGGAACAACATCCAGTTCAAGATCAACACGACCAGCGGAAGCCGAATGAGCCTCCAGTCCACGATCCTGTCCGGATTCGTCGATTCCATTCGTCCCCAGCAATGACCCCGCATCCCACAATCCTAGCCGCGGCCAAGCTGCTGAAGGAGAAGTGGCCAACTTGTTCCACGTGGAACGATGACCAGATCATCAACTGGATCGGCATTTTCAACGCGAAACGCCAGATCGGTATCGTTCAAGACGAGAATGGCGAGTGCTGCGGTGTGGGGGCTGTGCGGTTCCTAAGCTCCGCGGAGGATGCGGAGGATATCTACGCAAATGATCCGAATGGCCACATCGCGTGGATCGAGGTCGTGGCTACTACGAAGCCGATGGCCGTGCAGACGCTCTGGATGGGCATGCAGGCCATGTGCTCTGATCGTGTGACCAAGCTGGGCGGAATCCGCAAAGGCGTTTCCCGTTTGTACGATTTCGACAGGTACTTCAAACTTCTGATGAACAACAGGATTTGCTATGGGCGGAACATATAGGGCACCAGACATGGCGGCGGCGAACCGGGAAGCCGTTTACGCTCAAGCACAGACTTTCCCAATCCTCCGCCAGATCGAAGCGGCATCGAGGACGGGCGGCAAAGGCACGTACCCTGTCTATGATGCCAGCGGAAAAGTCGTGGGCGAGCGCCCGTATGACTTCAGCGGCATTTCCGACATCGACATCACTCGGGAAACCGCCCGCGCTCTTGCTTCACTGGCTCCTGAGCAGACCAAGCAACAGCTTGATCTGGCTAAGGAGTACGGCACTCAGTTCGCTGAACAGCGCCGTGCGGAGCTTCAAGCTGTCGATCCCACGCGTTACGGACTGTACGAGAGCTTCTTGAGAGATATCGGCCAAAGCCCGATCTCACAGACTTCTCCCACCGCTCCCACCTATGAGCGCGTGGGCATGCCTGCTGGCCCGCAGGATACCGGCTACGCTCAGTCCATCCGCAGCGATCTCGAACGCCAGATCGGAGCAGGTCTCGCTCAGGCTGGAACTCTCGATCCCGCGATGATCCGAGCTGCCGAGCAAGCCGCTCGTGCCCGCGGAACCGCCACCGGCAACATCCTCGGCAACCTCTCCGCTTTCCGCGAGGCCCGTGCCGTCAACGAGGCGATCGCCAACGCGGATGTGCAGCGCCGGCAGCAGGCCATTGGCCTTCTCCAGAGCGGCCAGACCACGAGCGATGTCGCCAATCGTCAGGCTCAGGAGGCGTTCAACAACATCCTCGCGGCCACCGGTCAGCGGAACACCGCGATGCAGCAGAGCTTTGCCGGCCAGATGGCCGCGCAACAGCAGCAGCAGGCCGGTCGCCAGCAGAACATCGCCAACATCCAGTCCGCCCTGGGACTCCAGCCGATCGTCTCGCAAGCCGCCCAGCTTGGTGGTCTACAGCAGGGCGCTTCTCCGTTCGCTGCTCCCCAGCTCATGCAGGGCATGCAGCAGGCGGGTCCGGGACAGTTGCTCCAGACCGGTGCAAACTTCGCTTTGAGCAACGCTCAGAACGCGTTTGAAGCCTCGAAGGCCAACTCTCCTCTGGCCATTGCTCAGGGCGTCACGAGCAGCATCGGAAACCTTGGTCAGGCATTCAGCGGATTTGGTCTTGCCGGCTGCTACGTGGCCCGCGAGTGCATCCCCGATCAGTGGGAGGCGTTCTACTTCTGGAAGGAACTTGTCGGTCCCAAGTGGTTCAAGAGCTTCTACGACAGCAATGCCCAGAAGTTCGCCAAGTGGATCAAGGACAAGCCGAAGACCAAGAAGCTCGTGGCCAACTGGATGCTCGGTCGGATCAAGAGCCTCATCCCGAAAGCCTGATCAATGGCAAACGATACAGGATCCAACTACTGGTTGATCGGCGGAGGAGAAACTCCCGCTCCTCCGACTACTCTGCCTCCAGAGATTGCGGCGTTGTTCGGTCCTGTTACCGCGTCGGGATACGCTCAACCTCCGGTCGATCCACTGAGCTATTACTCACCAGAGCCTCAAGTTGAGGCATCGACTTACACTCCCGGTGCTCCAACTCGTTGGACTGATGTTTATCGGCCAACCACGGACGTTCAGACTGCTCCGGTCACTCCCGACTTGAGCAGCGTGAACACCTTCAATCCGCTGCCGCAGGAGCCGGTAACACCTGCGGAACCGGAGCCCGCTGCTCCTCCTACCGCTTACGAGCAGGTTGCCGCGGAGGAGCCCGAGGTCAGCGTCCTGCCCGATTGGATCAAGGAATACTACGTCAAATACGGGACGATGCCGATTTACACCCCTGGAACTCGGGGTGATTCCTACGTCCGTGAAGACGGCGCGATCGTCACTCCTGGTGGCGAAAGCTCTTTTATCCCCCAAGGACAGGCTCCGACCACCACGCTTCCTCCTGAGACTGTTGAAAGCACTCCTGCTCCGCAGGCTCAGGTCATAACGCAGCCTCCGGTGTTCGAGGAGCGCGTCACCGTCACGACTCCGCCCAAGGCTCCAGAGTTCGAGTTCCAAGAGCCTGCGCCCGCTCGCAACCCGATCGTCCTCCCCGGCACCTCGGTGTTCAGCAGGCCAGTCACCACGACCCCGCTTCCCGAGCTTCCGGTCAACCCCGTGCTGACCCGCAACATGGAGACCATGCCGGGACGGTACTTCCGCGATATCAACTACGATCCCGAGGAGATCCTCGCCGCGGCGATGCGAAGCATGGGCGGTCGCATGGCCCGCCGGTCCATCCTCAACGAACAGAGCTAACGATCTATGGCTACACCCATCAATCTCGAAGCCGCTGCTTCCCAGCGCATCAATCCGTTCCTCAAGGGCCTGACCATGCTGACCGGCGGTCTGGCCGGCGAGTTCACTGGCACCAACGAGCAGATCCGCGAGCGGAACAAGGCTCGTCAGGCGCTGCTTCAGGAAGAGCTGAACAAGCGGGATGAGGACCGCGCCATCAAGCGTCAGTTGATAACGAATGCTCTCCAGCAAGGCATCCAACTTGATCCTAATGCCAACATCAATCAGATGGTCGAAAAGATCAGGACTGAGGGCATTAAAGGAGAAGTGATGAAGTCCGAGGGTTATCTGAAGGGGCTTGGCCAATTCGTTGGCCCATCTCAGTACGAAAGCGATCCTAGATTCCAAGCCGCTGCTGCTGCCGGTCAAACTGAGTTGGCCAAAAAGATGGCAAATGTGACGGCTGAAAAGAATCTTCAGGCGCTCAATGATATTGAGTTCCTCAAAGGCTCAAACGTCCAGCTCCGCGGTAACGAAACACCTGGAGAGCTTTCCGCTTTGGCGTACCAAGCTCGCATCAAAGCTCAGTCGCTTTATCCTCAAGAGATCAGACAGGCCGCAGACAAGGATGCAGTTATCGAGCTATTCAATCAGAATCCTGATCTTGAGGCTTTCAAGGGTTACAACGAGCAGTCGATTCAAAACATCCCTCTTAGTGCTTACAAGGGATTAAATGCGCGGGCCAACAAAGACCTCCAGAAGAGTGTTACGGAGAAGAACAAGCTGGCTCAGGAGAATGCGGTCGTTGAGGCCACGAACATCCTGAATGGACCGGTCGAAGAGCGCGATCCGGTGAAGCTATATAAGCTGTCTCCGTACCTTCCGGAATACATCATCAAGAGTCCCAAGTTCCAAGCGGCAACCGGCACTGGTCCTGGACCTACTTCCGATGAGCTTAAGGGTATCAAGACCTATACAGAATCACTGGCTGATGCCAATCGAGTTTCCAGCCTCATCGCTCGCGTTGCAGCAACTCCTGGCGGTCTCAAGAAGTTCTCTGACAACAACTTCGGATACATTGCCGATCAGTTGAACACCAAGGGATCCAAGTTCTTCGCAAACGACGATGAACGTGAACTCGCCAGGGCCTTGAAGGCTGAATACGAGTCGTTCAAGCAAGGGCCTCGAAAGGCTCTATTCGGTGCTTCACTTACTTCTGGAGAAGAGGCCAGCTCTGCGTTGTCTTGGGGTTCTCCTGCGGACAAGGACTTCTTGAATCGTGCGATCCAGTACATCGATCGATTGCAGGATCAGGATCCGATCGGAATTTACATCGACGCTGGGAAATCGATAGATCCACGACTCATCCAAAGGGTTTCTGGTCTGAAGAAGAACTACCAAGAGATCAGACCCACGTTTGGTGTTCGCTCGTATACGTCAGGTGCTCAGGGCGCCGCGGCAGCTCCTGCTGCTGGAGGCGGGAAAGTGATCGAAATGACGCGGTCTGGAACGAGGAAATAACATGGCTATCCAAGTTAAAGTCGAAGGTCTCGGCACACTCAGCTTCCCTGATGATACCCCCGAGGATGTCATTTCAGATGCTGTCAGGCGTGAGGTGGCCAACCAGGACGCTCAGAATCAAAAAGTGGCCCGCTTGAGCAGGCTTCCGATGACCGGTGGCGCATTCATGCCTCCGACTAAAGAGACGATCGGGGAAGAGTCCATGGCTGAAGCCGAAGCGATTCAGCGCGAGAAGATGCGTGATCTCGGAAAGGCTTCGCTCCGATACGGTGTTCCGCTTGCCGCTGGCATTGCAACTGGAGGTGCCAGCATACCTGTGATGATGGGAGTTGGAGCAGGGGCAGCGGGTGCCGGTGAAGCCGGTGCTCAGACGATTGAGAAGGTGGCCGAAGGGAGGGAATATCGTCCGGGTCAGATTTTCGGAGCAACAGTCCGCGGAGCCGTTCCATACCTCAAAGGCGCAGGCCCGCTCACCACGTTGGCCAAAAACGTGACTGCTGCAGGAACCGGTGGTGTTGCCGGTGGAATGCTCGAAGGAGGAGTCACTGATGCGCCTTCGGCCCTTAGAGAGTTTACCATTTCAGGTGGTCTTGCTGGCGTTCCTCAGACTGTAGAGAGCGCTGCGGGCGCTGTTGGCAGCTTCTTCCGCAAAGCGGGAGAGAAGGCTCAGGTTCTTGAGAAGGCTGGGATCACTCCGTTGGCCACAGATGTGGTTCCCGGCCTCGCTTCGTTCGCTCAGAGGGCGCAATCGAAGATGGGTCTCAACACTCTGCGTCAGCTTGAGGAAAATCAGGTCGCTGAGATTGAAAGACGAGCCCGTGAACTCGGTGGATCGGTCAATCCGACCGATGTTGTCCGCGTTTACGAGGATGCGGTTCAGCTTTTGGGCCTGAACAAGGTCAATGATATCACCGGACAGAGCCGAACCTTCGCTGGGGCTACTGAAGCTCTCCAAAACGCGGTCAATGAGGCCAAGAAGTACGGCAATGAGTTGATGCAGTCTGAGCAGCAGGCTTTCAAGGAGACTCGAACCAGAGAACTCAACGATGTGGAGCAGAATTGGCTCCAATTCGTGGATTCTCTTGGCACTCAGACCGAACAGAAGATCGCTGGAGCACTGAATCCGAGGATTGCGGCTCAAGAAGCACGAGCCACGAGAGAAGCGTTCCCTGCTGGAGTTCCTACGGGCGCTGATACGGCCCGACAAGGCTTCAGGATCCAGCAACTCATCACTCAACCGGCAGAAGGCCAGCCTCCCGGCCTGAAACAGCTCACGGACGACTTCTTCAAGAAGGAATACGCGGGCATTCCGACTCAGGATGAGGTGTTTCAACTTGGCGACTTGTCCCAGAAAGTGCGCGAGCTTTCTAACAAGCTGCCAGACCTCAAGATTCCGGTTCTTGGAGAGATCATTGGCCGACTGAACAAGGTCTCAAAGGTTCCAGCCGGTACTGCTGGAAACATTTACACCGGCTTCCAGACCCAATACAGAGACGTTCCAGGAAAGTTCTCTTTGGATGAGCTTCGTGGAATCCGAAGGGATCTTGAGAACTGGGCTTACTCGAACGAGGCGTACCGGACGCCGGCCCAAGCTCAAGCCAAGGATTTGGCCAACTCGATCACGGCGCTGATGAACGAGCAGGCTCCGACCGTGTTCAAACCTGAGATCGCTCAGAAGTTTCTGGATACTCAGGCGAAATACGCTCAGGTCAGAGGTCTGTGGGAGAATCCCTACATTGAGAAGGCGTTCAAAGGGATTGAAGCCACTCCCGAGAAGTTCCTCGAACAGCTTGGAAACTCGGTCACGAAGTACGGCACTCAAGGCATTGAATACCGCGGCATTTCAGACCTGCTCGATAACCTGAAGGCCATCGGTGTCGAAGGCGTTCCTGATCGCTCCCAGATCAACTCTCTGGTGCAGCAGTTCATTGCCACCAAAGCAGCCAACGCCGCTGGCGGAATCGACAACACCAAGCTGCTCGGAATTCTCAACGGAATCGAGCGAACTGCCCCAGGATCGCTTCAGGAACTCGGGTTCGGAAACCTCGCGCAGCTCCGCAACTTCGATGTCGTCAATAACCTGATCCAGTCGAGCACCAAAAACAACGCGGTCGATTACCGTGGCCTGCTCACCAAGCTGAACGTCATGGAGTCCCAATCTCCGGGAACCCTCAAGGCTCTCGGGCTTGGCCCTATCGACGATCTGGATAAGTTGAACCGAAACCTTGGCGCTGCTGAGACCGAACTGTCGGAGGCTGTTAAAGCTCGCAAAGCTGCTGAGTCCGATACGCTCACCGGCTACAAGATCAGCGAGCGCATTCTTGGCCTGCTTGAAGACTCCAGGGACATCAAGTCTGTGATGAACACGCTTGAGGATCAGGTCAGCAACGCGGCCACTCCGGAACTTCGCAAAGCTGCTGCTGATGCGCTGATCAACACGCGGGCCACCAAGATTGAGGATATCCTGTTTGGAACGCGCCAGAAGGGGGTTTCTCCAGGTGCAGAGAACATTGATCTCAACCGAATTCGCAAGACGCTCGAAACGCCTTCGACGCGAGAGGAGTTCTCGAACATCGTTGGCCCGCGGGTACTGAAGCAGATCGAAGACGAACTGCTGCCTGCGTTTGAAATCATCCGAGATCGCCAGCTTCGTGCTGGTGGAGCGGGCCAGACAACCGGTGGCCAGATCGTCGAGCGAGCCACCCTGAGCGGACTCAAAGCTCCGCTTGCTGTCGCAGGAACTCTTGCCACTGGAGGACAATTCGGCACTGCTGCTCTTGCTGGATTGCTGACCTACGCTGCCGACATCGGTGGAACCTACCTTGCTGCAAAGGTACTCGCCCGCACGGTAGGAGCCACCGGACTCCGCAGCAAACAGGCCAGTGCTCAGGCCATCGAATCACTCGCTCGCGCCGTCAACAAAGCCCCGAATCGAGAGGCTGCGCTACGTCTGATCCGCGACTTCTCCGAGACTGGAGAGGCCCCGAGCAACACTCGGGAATAATTTCCGCAAGAAATAGTTTGCAACACTCGGCAACACGGGGTAACTTCTTCCCCGTGAGCGTAAAACTACTCTCTATCAAGGAGATCGCACAGACGCTCGGGACTCATCCCGAGACCGTGCGTCGCTGGATCAGGGATGGTCGGCTTCCGGCAATGAGAGCTACGAAGCGCACGATCCGTGTCCGCTCCGACGTCATCGAGCAACTACTCCGAAACAACTCCAAATGAACGCAATCGCAACGACAACGCAACAGGCTGATCCATCCGCTGAGATGTACAGCAAGATCGCAGACCCCATCACCGCCATCGAGAAGATGGGCGAGTGGATAGCTTCCAGCGGAATGCTGGGATGCACCAAGGTCGAACAGGGAAAACTCATCGCGTGGCAATGCGCCGCCGAAAGAAAGACCCCGTTCGATTTCAAGCGCGAGTACCACATCATCAATGGTTCACTCTCCATGAGGAGCGACGCCATGCTGGCCGGCTACCGTGCCCGCGGCGGCAAGGTGCTGTGGAAGCAGTTCGACTCCAGAGCTGCAATCGCACTCTGGAGCTACGATGGTAACTCCTGTGAGATCGGTTTCTCAGTCGAGGATGCAAAACTCGCTCAGCTCCTCCCCGCCAAGCCGGGTTCCGGGTGGGCCAAGGATCCGGGTGCCATGCTCCGCGCTCGGTGCATCAGCAAAGCGATCCGCATGCTCGCTCCTGAAGTGGTGGCCGGGGTCTACACCCCCGAAGAGACCGAGGACTTCCAGCCGGCGCCCGCTGAGGTGGCTGTCGCTCCCACCAATAGCTTCGACCTCGTGGCCAAGCTCGAAGAACTCTTCGAGTCACGCGAGTCCGATGTGAACGCGCTGCTGCTCAAGGCTGGTCGAATCAAGGAAGGCCAGACATTCCGCGATCTGGATGACACCTTCGCCAGCAAGTACATCAGCAAGCCTGACCTCATCCTGAGCAAGCTGCCCGTCATCGTCACCCCCGAGATCGTGAACGCGGAGGTGCAGCCGTGAGCGGAGAAATCATCTGCAACATGCCGGCGGCCATCTACCACGGCACCAAGGCGCTCTCGAAGTCCGGGCTCGATCAGTTCCGCAAGTCGCCCGCTCACTTCCGCGCTTGGCAAGATGGCACGACCAAGAACGAGTCGTCGCCCGCGCTGGAGTTCGGGACTGCCGTTCACATGGCAATCCTTGAGCCTGAGCTGTTCGCCAAGTCCTACGCGGTATTCACCGGCGATCGCCGCACCAAAGACGGCAAAGCAGCCTACGAGGCGGTCATCGCTTCTGGCATCAACCCGCTCAACCAAGAGCAGTGGGACAACATCACCGGAGCCGCAGCCGCGGTTCACGCTCACCCCGCCGCCGCGCCGCTGCTCAACGGCATCCAGACCGAGGTCTCCTGCTTCGACAATTGGATGGGCGTGAAGGTCAAAGCCCGCATCGACGGCCTCGGGAAGGACTACATCATCGATGTCAAAACCACCCAGGACGCCTCACCAGCGGCCTTCGGTAAGTCCTGCGCCCAGTTCCGCTATCACGTGCAAGCCGCGTGGTATCGCCAGATCACTGGCATCCAACGGTTCGTGTTCATCGCAGTCGAGAAGGAGGCACCCTATGGTGTGGCCTGCTACGAACTCGATGAGCAGGCCATCAACCTCGGCATCGATATCATCGAGGAACAACTCCGAACCTACGTTGAGTGCGAGCAACTCAACTCTTGGCCCTGCTACTCGTCCCAGATCCAATCACTCTCGCTGCCCGCGTGGGCGGCTCGTCAGTCCGAATAACAACAACAACAGCAACACACATCCCAACACATGAAATTCAAAGTCGATCGTTCCCAAGCCGAAGTAAAAAGTTTCGCCGGTCCCGGCGAATACACCATCGTCATCCAGTCCGCCAAGGACGAGGGTCTCGACAAGAGCGGTAACAGCGTCGCCACCCTGCGCTACAAGGGTCCGTCCGGTGAGGTCATCAGCGACCGCTTCATCCTCAAGGACACCATGATGTGGCGCATCCAAGCCTTGATCAGCGCGACGGAGGCCAACATCGATGACGGTGCCGAGTTCGATTTTAGCGTCAACGGAGCCTTCTTCCGATTCCTCCAGGGCTTCGTTGGACTGTCGATGATCGTCGTCCTCGAAGAGGAGAAGTACACCGACAAGAACGGGCAGGAACAGACCGCCCTGCGTGTTCGTCGCATGAAGAAGGTGCCGAGCGATAACGACACCATCTAACCACTAAACAAAAGCCCCCCGGAGTTTGCAGCCTCCGGGGGGTGACATGAGTCCAAAACAACAAAGCGCAACGACACGCTATGCAGACCAAAGATCATCCCGAAACGAACTCGAAGCAAGCATTTCTGCTTCGTCCCTACCAACAACGAGCGGTCGAATGGGCTTTGCTGGCCCACAGCGGACTCATCATCGCACCCGCGGGAAGCGGAAAGACACTGATCGCTTCCTCGATCATCAAATACGCTGCTAACAAATTTCCCAATGTCAGCTTTGGTTGGCTCGCTCCAACCCGTGAGACATGCCAGCAGGCAATCGCTTCTCTTAAGGCCGTTGGCGTGGATCCATCCCGAGTCGAAGTCCGGTGCCCGCATGAGTCAGTCGATTTCTCCAATAAGACCATCCTGATCGTTGATGAGGCGAAGCATGCGCCAGCGGCCACGTGGCGAAAGATCATCGAGTCATGCCCAGGATCGATCTTCGGATTTGACGCCACGCCGTGGTCTGATGATGGCGAGCGCAACCAAGAACTCCGCAAGCTGTTCCGCGATACACAGTTCGAGATCAAGCGCGAGGAACTCCAAGGAGTTTTGGCCCACGCAACCGTTCACATGTCCAGCGCCTCGGACCGATTCATCGAGGATCGGATCGATGATCGCATCGAGAAGCTCTTCAACGAGCGCAAGCGGTACATGCGGATCCGCCACGAGGAACTCCGCGCCATGTGCGCTTGGGAAGCGATCACAGAGATCGGTATCTGCGAGAACAAAGCTCGGAACGCGATGGCGATCATGTTCGCAAACTGCTCGCTCGGACCCACTCTGGTGCTCGTTCCAAGGGTGACGCTAGGAGAAGATTACGCCCGTGCGATAGAGGGCTCTGTCCTCGTTCACTCCAAGATGAAGAAGTCGCTTCGCAAGCAGGCCATGGATGACTTCAAGGCTGGAAGGATCACCAAGATGATCGCCACCTCTCTGGCCGATGAAGGGCTGGATCTACCGAACGTCGAGAACCTGATCATGGTGTCCGGTGGTCGGAGCGCCCAGAAGACCATCCAGCGGGCCAGCCGTGCGCTGCGTATCGCTCCGGGAAAGTATCACGCCATGATCTACGACTTCATGGACAACTTCCATCCCATGGCGATCGCGCACGCCAAGAAGCGCATCAAGTGCTACAAGGAACTCGGGTGCCACTTCGCATGAGCACCGCCCTGACCATCATCTCCATGGCGGCGCTGATGCCACTCTGCGTGATCGCAGGCATCTACGTAGGCCATACACTCACCATCAAGTCCCAGAACACAAAAACCAATGAGCAATCGAATCGTAATCGCATGTGACCCCGGCGTGGGCGGCGGATTCGCTGTCCAGACCAAGGACGGCATCCTCCTATTCCCAATGCCCGAGTCACTCACCGACATGGCGCAACTCCTCACCGGCTTCAAGGTGGCAGATAGCCACCTGTGGATCGAGAAGGTTCCCAAGTTCGTGAGCAAGCTGACCCCGGCCTCCGCGGTCGCCACGCTCCACGAGAACTACGGTATCATCCAAGGTCTGGCCTACGCCACCGGCTACGCGCTGCATCGCGTCGAACCCAAGGTCTGGCAGGAACCGCTCGGACTCGGAGGTCGCAAGGCCTGCGCCACCGGCCCTGAGTGGAAGCGCAAGCTCAAGAGCAAGGCCCAAGAGCTATACCCGCACCTCGATGTGACGCTCGGCAACGCGGACGCGCTGCTGATCCTCCACTACGCGAACGGAGGTGGCCGATGAGCGAGCTTGCCAAGAAACTGAATCAGCAAGGCACCGGCGTGTACCAGATGACCCGCAAGGAAGCGGGCGAGGCATACCGCGCTGCGAAGAAGGTTAAAGCGTATCAGATCACGTACTGGAACCGGAAGAAGAAGGAATCGAAATGAGCGACACACCTAGGACCAACAACTTCGACTGGTCGTTCCACATGCTCTTCGCGGAAGCACAGAAGATGGAGCGAGAATTGAAAGCGGCCAATGAGCGCATCCGTCGGCTGAAGACAGCAGGAAATGAGATGTACAAGTTTATCAATCCTCCTTCGCCGTGCATGAGGACTACCAGAATGGAT